AACATTGCTAAGGCCTACTTGTGCTTTAGTCACACTGTGTGGGTTAGCTACACTTGAGGTATGGTCAGTAACAAAGGCTGTAGAGGCTACCTGTGTAGTGTTAGTGCCTGCGGTTGCCGTAGGGGTAGTTGGGGTACCTGTCAATGCAGGACTAGTCAGAGACTTATTTGTGAGTGTCTCCGTGCCTGTTAGAGTAACGTCAGTAACAAAGTCAACAGTACCATCAAGATCATCGTAGGTAACTGTGATACCAGTCTCAGTGTTCCCAGTGAACATGGCACTAGCAATATCTTCAATAGACTCGTCACTAAGAGATACAACACCAGCAGTGACACTAAAGTCTGTAGGGTCAAACTGAGCAAGGCCTTTAGTAGTCGTGGTAGCATCTGCAATGCTCGTAGTAATAGAGCCACTGGCTAAGTTGGTTAGTGTAGTAGTACCTGTAACAGCACCTGTTAGTGTAACGTCAGGAGACTTGTTAATAACAACAGCAGTTGCAATGTCACCAGTATCAATATTAGCATTCGTGATTGCCTGACTTGCTGCGTCTAATGGAGCACCTAATGCATCAGCCTGTAAAGAGTCAATGAATGCTACACCATCAATGTATAGATCTTTGAATTGCTTTGTAGCTGAACCTAGGTCAACATCATCATCTGTAGTAGGTTCAATGACACCATCTTTAAGGGTGAACTGTTTAGTAGATACACCAGCAACATCAACGTATAAGTCAATTGAGTTACTTGCATTGTTAACCACTACCTTGTTGATAGGGATAGCAACACCTGCATCACCAATCAAGCTGATAGCTGGTCCTTCACCTGCAGTACCATCATGCTTATGTCCGGTAGCTGCGTTAAAAGCATTAACTAAAGCATTGAACTCATCATTAGTATGTGCTGCTGTTATCGCATCACCATCAGTATATGTACTCTGTCTTACGTAAGCTGCCATAGTTATCTTCTTCCTGCTATTCTGTATTCTAGTTGGAACCCACGTAATGCATAAGGTTCAGATTGTCCGTTATCATGTACTCGTAATGCTAATGCATATCCAGAACCTTCTACTGCTTGTCGTACTAAAGGTTGACTTTGAGCACCATATGTGCCCCCACCTCCGTAGATAGCTGTACCATACAATGCTATTACTTGGCTGGAGTCAAATGGATATGCTGCAGGTCTTGATACATCTGTTGCTTCATAGTCATACCGTAAGAACAAGTCAGCACTTACAGAAGATTCAGGAGCATAGTTAATAATGATATGTTCAAAGTTCTTACGTATACCTACATCACCCATAGAGATGTCAGGAGAGCGATAGATACCTCTGATATTACTTCCATTAAATGTACCACCTACTTCTTGTCTGTAGATATATCCATCATACCCACCATGATATACGATAGGTACTGGTCCTGTTATGTCTGTATCTGTACAGGAAGGTTTGATACCCTTAAGGTCTGCAAACTCAAAGCCTGTATCCTTCAATGAACATATAACACCTGTAGTGTTAGCTTCAGTTAAAGCAGTATTACAGAAGAACAATCTATATTGAGTCTTGTTAGGTATTACGACAGAGACATACTGATCTGTGTTAGTAGAACGAGAGAAGCGAGGCTGTACTGCCTTACTGATTGTTCCTAACTCAACGTCACCAATCTTTGCTGTACCTGCTATGGTACGTAGTCCGTCTACTGCAAGGAAGATTAAGTCACCTGCAAATTCTTGGATGGTTGCACCATTAACACAGCCTATGTCTCGTGTAACTGGGCTAAGTGTAAAGTCAGCGGAGGCGGTACCTGATATCTTAAAGATCCTGTCTTTACAGAATATGTATAGTTCACCACGGAAGGTCTTCAGTCCTACAATCTCAGAGTCTACTTGTACACTACCACCACCTGCGGCAGGAGAGAAGTCTGTGTCTGAGTAAGGAGCACTAAATACAACAGCTTGTTTATTAGCACTTTGTCCTGAAAGGAATACATGGTTCTTAAAGAGGATAGCATGTTTAGGATCAACTGGTGCAGAGGTATGTGTAATGTCTACTAGAGTAGTACCATTGTATATGGAAGCTGCATTACCACCATCAGCAAAGACAACCTTATCAACACCTGCTAGGTTATATCTATCAAAGGTGTATCTATCTGCACCAGATCTACCAGAAGCAATCTCTACCCAAGGTGAAGTAGATGTAGCAGCAGTGTATATCTTATCACCACGAGCAGCTATTAAGCTTGTACCTAAGGTAGCTGCCATCAACACCTTTTCACTAGAGGTGAAAGTCTGCGGTACTATGTTATCATTCCACTTGACGAATCCATTAATACGTCTGTAGCCACCATTGATGTCTGGTTCAAAGTTAACCAACTCTAATGCAGCACCGGGATCCATCTCAAAGGTAGACTTGTTTAATACTAAGCCTCCCTTAAGCGGGAATGAAAAGGGTTGTACCTGTGCATTATCAGGCATGTTAAATCACCGAAAAGAAGTTGGAGCTGCTATTTGAACGAGGTAGATAGGTGGATCGCATATAAGTATAACGATTAAGGAGAACAGATTGCATGTTCTTTATACCTTGCTTGAATCTCTCGTCTGCTAGTTGGAACTGACCTGTCTCACCACGGTACTCATAACCATACATACATGCCCCATCTACGATGATACTGCGGAATCGTTCAGGTATAGTGGGCACGTCAGTGTATACAGTTAGGTCTGTAGGGTAGGTATAGTAATCAAAGGTAAGGGTGTATGCCTTGTCCGGATAGGGTACAAGCGCATATCTATTGTCTGGGGTGCGTACTATGTAGGTAGGTACACCACCAACAGTAGTATCGTCTTCTTGTTCTACATACTTGGATATGTATTCTTTATAGTCTAGCTCCTTAAGAGGCGTAGCAGATACATCTAAGGAATCTGACTTACGAATACGGAAAGTATTATAGTCTATAAGTTTTGTATTAGTGGGTAGGGAATAGCGAGTCTGACCTACTACCAGTGTCTCATCGTTAGATGCATGGTTAAAGGGCCAAGTATACTCAAGCTGATTAACGGTACGTATTGCACTGTTAATGGCATTCTTACATTGTGTCTGAAAGCCACGAGAAGTAGAGAAATTAGCAGATGTAAGTTCTACTTCATTAAAGCGAGATAAGACTTCATTTGTAATTGCTAGATAATCGTATGACACATTAAGTTCCTATCGTAGAGGTAAAGAAAGAGGGTGGATTGTCCTCTGTTATTTACTCAAATAATTTATTGCAGTTTTAAGTAGGGCAGCATCCTCATCAAAATACCCCAGTGCGCAGTTACATTTGCTACATAGTAACCCTCGTACTTTGTTAGTAGCATGGCAGTGGTCTACAAATAGCTTGCCATAGGTTCTACTATTTTGTGCATCAGGAGACTTACATATAGCACAAGTACCTTGTTGTGTATCTAACATGGTACAGTACTCTTTATATGTTAAATTATATAGTCTCTTAATACGAGCTTTCCACTTAACAAACTCACTGCATGGGGTGCATTTAGCTATCATCTTGACACGTCCTGTGCGTAGATAGCGTTCCAAAGGGTAATGCTGTGCTTCTTTAAATTCGCCACAGGTGGTACAAGTCCTACCTGCAGTATAGGGATGATCTTTAGGTAATTCCAATTTACTCATATCAACCTCAAATAGAGAAAGGAAGCGGATTGCCCGCCTCCTCGGTGATAACGCTATTAGGCAGCGTTGAACTTTGCAACAACAAGAGCTTCTGGACGAAGAATCTTGCGACCGTAAAGGTGCATACCACGAACGATGTCAGCAAAGCTGTCAGGATCACGATAAGTCTCAGTCTTATTGATCTGCTGAGCAGAAGCAACAGCTGAGTCATGACCTGCAACGATAACACCAAAGTTGATGTTCTGGTTAGCAGTACCTGAAGTAGATGCACCAGTACCAACAGAAGGCAAGTTGTTAGAAACATATACACGGAAACCATGCAAGTTGTCCAACATCAAACCATTACGTAGTTCACCTGACTTGCCCCAGTCCATGTTCAAAAGACGAGAGTCTTCATCAGCTAGGATTTCTTGGAACACTGGATCCACAACAACCCAACGGCCTTGCTTATCTACGTTGTTTTGATCCATCAAACGAGCCATACGAGCTAGGATTTGCAATGGAGTCGCAGCAGAAGTAGATGCAGCAGTAGCACCAGACAAACGAGCCGCAAGAGGGATTGAATGGTCAGCAGCACTAGCAGTAGTGATGTTACCAAAGTCACTCTTCTTAAGCTTGTTAGCAGCTAATAGTTCATCCGTACCTGCAGATGCATTAGCAACAGTGCCTGAAGTAGTAGTGTTGACAGCAGAAGCGTTAGCATGTAGAGCCGCTTGCTTATAACCAGATAAGTAGCCCAAGATTTCTTGGTCATACTGGTCAGCTAAACGATACGCTGCACGATTACTCGCCATTGTCATCCAATTAACATGAGCCTGTTGCTCTTCGATGTCATCTAACTTAAATGCAAAGTAGTTAGACTTGTCAACTGTTAAAGTGTAATCTGTATCAGTCAGATCTTGAGTAGCAATAGCAGTACCACGAGTGTACGAACTAACGCTAATTTCAGGTTCTTTGATGATACGTACAGAGTCACCAGCATTGGCAATCTCACCGAAGTACTCACTGTTAGTGATTGCTTCACAGACTGCGGACTTGCGGAATTCCATCTGTACTTGTTTGCTATAAATAGTCGGAGAGAAATTACCGCTATTTAAGTTTGTATATCCAGCTGCTTTTGCAAAAGCCATGATATATACTCCTAATTGATTTGTAATGGAGCTATTACAATATCATAGAGGCTGTCTTTGAAGGGTGCAGGATATAGAACGGTGATCGCCATTCAGTAACACTGGGCCTTGTCTGAGCAGGTTAGTCTATTTATTATTGTGATTGCTTGTATGTTACACACGAATTTGTGTAGCATATTATATTACGCCTGTGTAGGGTAGCCCTGAGGAGCCTATACACTTGTAACTAAAAGATGAAGCAAGAGGATCAATCCTACTTCACCTGCATTATTGTACAGTTATACACATAAAATGTTAAATGTCAAGCTGTATTTAAACTTTATTTAGATTTAACGAGCATTACCAGATAAGTCATATTCAAAGTTACCAGTACGCATTGACAGTGCAATAGCATCTTGATGTTCTGCATATGTATTAATATCCATCTCTGCTACATCTGATTCACGATACTGCTGTTCACCAGAACCTGTAGTAGGTGCTCGACCTGCTGTAGTACTTACCTCTTGTGCAGCACTACGGCTGTTACCCTTCTTTGCTTTGTTCTTCTTGCTAATGCCTGCATCTAACTTGTACAAGTCAATTGCTCGTGCTGCACTAGTTGCATCTGATTCATTATGATAGAGAGAATCTTGAACCCACTTAGGCTGTTCATCTACCCAATCATGGAATGCATCATCTTCACGGATCTGTTCAAAGTCTGGGTGAATCTGTAATAGCTTAGACTCTGCCTTACTCTTGTTAGCTGTATCCTGTAGATCATCTATCTCTTTCATACGAGTACTTAGATCTGCATTCTGTTCCCTAGCTGCCTTAACAGCCATTGTCTGCATGATGTTAGCTACCTGTGGATACTTACCTGCCCACTCTGCTATTTCATCTTCAGTGCTAGGTAACTCCATCTCACCTGAGTTAGATGTTTGAAGCTCACCTTGCAATGCTTTAATCTTCTCTTCGTAGCCACTCTTCTCTTCTTGTTGATGCCTACGTAAGTCACCATACCGCTTCTTAAAGGATCGCTCCTCTGCACTATCTGGTTCTTTATTGTCTTCCTTCTCTTCAGGAGACATACCCTGTTCTGCTTTCATCTCAGCAAGTTCAATCTCATCCTGCTTCATACGTGCTTCCTTTGTATTAACTCGCATGAAACCTTTTACTTCTTGCTGTTTACCTACAAACATATCTTGTGCTGCACTCATATTATTTACTTCTCTATTGGGGCTAACAGTGGGAGAGGTACGTTAGTGTACCCCCTGATCTTAGGTAGCCAATTAAAGGGTATTAAGTTCGTTTTGCTGCCAAAGCTCCCTTTTTAGCTTTTGCTCTTTCCTTTGATTTCTTCTTAGATGCTAGGCCTGCAGTGTTGTCAGATCGCATCTTCTTGATAGTGGGAGGTATTAGGCCGCCTTTATTCCAGCGACCACTAGGATCATAGCTATCTCCACCACCACCATAGCCATCATTACTATCATTACGGCCTGCCCCATCTCCATCCCCACCATTACCTCCTCCATTATTCTGTCGGGCTATTGCCGCTAACCTATCTGCCTCTTTCTTAGCCGCCGCATTAGCTGCCACTATAGCTGCTTGTTTAGCAAGTTGTGCATCTGCGTATGCCTTATCCTCAGCTGCCTTATCCGCTGCTGCTTTATCCGTAGCTATCTTTATAAGTGCTGCATCCGCTACATCTGCTAGGCGTTTTTCTTCTACTAACTTATCCGCTGCTATCTTGTCTGCCACTACCTTATCATTAGCAGCCTTGATTGCAGCTTGTTTAACTAGTTGTGCATCAGCGTAAGCCTTGTCTGCAGCTACCTTCTCTGTGGCCTGTGCTGCCAAAGCTGCTGCCCTATCTGAAGCCACCTTAGCTGCATACGTCTTAGCAGCTAGCTTGTCCTTCGCTTGTTGAGACTTCATAATCTCAATCTTAGCTAGTCGGTCTTCTGTGCCCTGTGCTACTTGTTCAAAGTCTGTGTTACCTAGTGTACCTTTGGCTATCTTGTCAGCCTGTACAGCTCGTGTAACGAAGTCTAAAGATAGTCCTAGCTTAGTACTGATCCTTTGAATTGCTCGTGCTTGGTCAATCTCCGTGTTCTCTTCCTCTGTAATACCCAAGTCAGCTAAGACACCTGTCTCACTTCCAGTACTATCTAACAGATCTTCCTCTTCATCCATTGCTTTCAGGATACGTAATCTATCCTCAGAGTAAATATCAAAGTTGATACTGTCCTCCTCTAGTACAGGAACTTCTGTAGTATCACTAGTAACCTCCTCACCTAGGAAGTTAGTTACCGTAACACCTGTAGGTTCTTCTGGCTCCAATGTTATGTCTTGCTCTGACGCTACTACAATGTTAGGCTCTTCAATAGGCTCTACCGCTGGAGTGTCTACAAGGTCTTCTGTAGCCATCTCTGCTAGTAGCTTAGGATCCATGTCAGGCACTTCCTGTGCTATTGCAGCAGGGGCTACAGGCTCTTCTACAGGCTCTTCCTCTGTCTGCTCAACTACAGCAGCTTTAATCTTCTTTGTTACTTCCTCTTCAGGCACATCCAATTTCTTAGCTACCAATTTAGTAATCACGGGAGGTAAACCCAGTATGGTACCTACCCCCATTAATGCAATGTTTTTAAATAGGGAGGGCATGTCTAGATCGAGGTTAAACAACTCTTTAATATTACCTAGTATATCTGGTATCTCTCCTGTAGGCTGGCCTGTGTATCGAGGGTCTGGTAATCCTTTCTGGCTACGGATGGTATCTGCAGTAGTCTGTGCAAGTTGCTGCAACTCTGCTTCAGTCATATCTTTTGTAAGGTACTTATCCATACCCTGTGGGTCTTTAAATCTACTCTGGTATAATGCCTTACCATCTTCTGTCATTAGGCTATTAAGATACTTCTGATCTTCCATGTCCAGTTCAGTGTCACCACCTTTAGCTGCCTCATCTACTAGGCCACTGATGCCATCTCTACGATTCTTTGTAACCTTATCTGAGCGAATCTGATGCCCCTTAAAATCAGCATCTCCTTCTACAGTAATACCTTGCCAAGGGTTATTGGGATCATTCTTATGCATTTGATTGCCACCACCACCCCCATCACCTGTTCCTGCAACAGCATCTGGTACTGCTTCACCACCTTCAGGTAACTCCCCCTGTGGATAGTACCCTTCAGGGATAGGCTGCATAGCTTGTCCATTAAGGAACTTAATTTGAATAGTCTCGCCAGCTGCATTAACATAAGTTATATACTTTATTAACTCTGCTTTACCAAACTCCCTACCTGTGAAGTCCTTATAGGAAGGTAGCTTCCGTCTAGCCCTAACAGAGCCTCCCTCTGCAAAGTTCTGTATGGCACCATCAAAGTCTTCATCATCATCCATGCCATCAATCATAGCATCCATCTCAGAATCTTCACCACCCATGTCCTCTGACATCTCCTGTGAATCACTCTCTGCCATCTCATGTGGCATACCTTCTGTCATCGTAGGTGCTCCACCCATCTGCCCATCCTCTTCCATACGAGATAGACCAGACTTAGCTTTGTCACGCATCTGCATAAGCTTCTCTAAGCCAATGAAGCGTACCACATCAGCTGGTAAGACAAACTCACCCTCACTTAACTGGGCAGGAATATCATCACGTACCTCTGCTTGTAGTGAGCCTGTTGGTACTTCGTTACCTGATACAGCATCTATGCTTGCACCATCGTCTAAGAAACCACCTTCTGCGTAGCCACGTTTAGTCTGCATTGTTAACACTCTCTTTGAGATACTTTAATGATCGTAAGGATTGGATTGCACCCTGTGCTTGGAACATAACCTGCATGTCAGGTGTCTGCTCTAGCTTTCGATGCTGTTGTTCAATGAGAGTATCCATGTATTCTTGGAATGCCTCCCATGCTTGCTTATTATTACATAGGGGGTTCAATAGGTGCAGGTTCATTACCACTAAATCCTTGTTCGCCCGGAGTAGGTACTTGACCTATTCCAATGTTACCATTACCTGCCCCTGTAGGGTCAGAAGGATTAGGAGCACCTCCTGCTGGTGGAGCAGCTGCCTGTGCTTCAGCTTGTTGCTTCTGCATAATCATTGCTTGTTCTGCAGCTTCTTCAACATTGTTAGTTACCTTATCTGGATCCAACTCCATTGACTTAGCAATCTCACGAATGATGTATTGAGACTTCATCCAAGGTGCAAGGTTAGGATTAGCACCTACTTGTAGGAACTGCATTAAGCGTTGGCTACGTACTTCATTAGCCATGAGGGATTCAGTACCACGAGCCTTAACTTCTAGGTCACCTCGTAAGGTCTTATCAAAGTCAAACTGCATGTTAAACTGGAAGAAGCTCTTGCCCATTGGTCCTAACAAGTAATCATCAATGTTCTTGATAACAGTCTTGATACCACCTGCAGCAGCATTCATCAACATACTGATACCTGAACTAGTACGACCTACACCAGTAACACCTGTCTGTCCATGAGAGAAAGAAGGTAAGCCTGTAGACTCGTCTGCTAGCTGTCGTGCCTTATCAAATAACTGTAGGTTCTCTTGGGATACGTTAGGGTACTTAGTACCAAACAATGCTTGTCCCGGAGCACCACCTTGACGGCGAAACACCTTACCCGGATATAGAGACATGTCTTGTCCCGGAACTAGGTTAGTCTCATCTACTTCAAAGATTAGGTTACCAGAGAGTACAGCATTATCTACAGCCATACGCATGAAACCATTCATAAGAGTCTGCGTATCATCCATGTTCTCAGCTAAGCCAATACCGAATAGTGAATATGGGTTATGCT